GTTTTTACCATTACCTTCAACAATATTATCTTTAACTTTTGTAAGGGTTACAGCATTCATTGAAATACCAGACAACTGATTATCTTTTAAAATATTATCTTTTACAATAGTTTTTGTAACAGTGTCATGTAAGAAAATACCATGTGAAGCACAATTTACAACGCTATTTCCTTCAATTAACTCAAGATCACCACCAGTAAAGTTTAAACCATTTGCAGTACAATCTGAAATTCTATTTCCTACATATGTATTTTGTTTACTTCCTTGATATTGAGTTGTACCATTTGCACAACGTCCAATTGTGTTATATTCGCTTCTAACAAACGTACAATTTGCATACTGCAATCCACTACCAGAACAATCTTTGAATGTGTTGTCGCTAACAATAACATCATAACATCCTTCTAATAAAACCCCAGTTTGCATGTTTTTACCATTATTACCAATAATATTTACTTCCTTCATATTTTGAAGATGAATAGCATGTGTTTTCAAATTCTCGAATTTATTGTATAATATATTAATATTCTCATGCCACATTGAAGCTTTGGTTACGTGTGTCCCAATACCAGCACCATGATTTGCAAAATAACAATTTTGAACCGTTACACCATTACAAAGAGTATTATCCCAAGTACCAAAAGGAGGAAAATTCGCATCATTAAAAGCACCGTCAATTTGAATTGCCTCTGCAAAAGTTCTACCACCGTAAAATTTTAAGAAATTACAATTTTCAATTAAAACATTTTTGCTTGAGTTAATTTCAATGTGATGAACTTCATATACATTGTCAATCGTTACATTTCTAAATGTGATGTTTTCACCATGAGCAAACATAAATCCAGCACGTAAAGATTTGAAATTAGGATCATCACTTCCGCCACAATCCCAAAGACCGCCCTCAATAGTGATATTACCATTGCCATTATAACCACTAAAACAATCATCTGGTTTACCATTCTGTGCAATTGTATAATCATCACCATCCAACCATATTCTAGCATCAGGATGACAATAAATATGGGTATCATTAAAAATGTATAATCTTTTTGTTGTTCGATATACGCCTTTAGGAATATATAAATAGCCTTTTTGATCTAAAGCCTTTTGTAAAGCATCATGATCGTCATCTATTCCATTTCCTTTAGTTCCAAACTGATATACATTTTTAAATCCAACTAAGGAATTGGCAACGATTTCAGCTAGTTTACCATCTTTTTCCCACTCGATTAAAACATCGCCAACTGTTCTATATAATTTTTCATCAAAAGTCCTAATAAATTCATTTAAATATTCAATTAAACTATTTGTTAATTTCGTTTGTTGATTTACATGTTCAATCAATCTAATAACCTGTTGATAAATGCTTGTAGAATTGTCATAAGCTGAAGGTAAATATCTACCATAAGACTGCATAGGAAATTGATTTAAATAAGGGAATTGATTCATAGTTTTTACCTCCATTTTTAATAAACAAGCATAAATAAATCTTTTCTACATTCTTCATAAATTTCACTTTCAATTCGTATGAATGTTTCTCTATATTTATTTAGCATTTCTGAATATGTTTCTACACCTATTTTACCTAAATAGTGTTCTTTCACATTTCCAGTTTCATTTGTTTTTTGATCTAATTTTTGATTTCCAGTAGTGTCTTCATTGTTTCTACCATCTTGGAAACCACTATTTTCGTTTGTTCCATTTGCTTTGCCAACATCTTTTGATGTTCCATCACTTGTTGTTTTAGAATTCGCTTCATCATGAGTAACAGATTTATCGGTTGTATTACCGTTTGTATTAGATGATGTGTTTTCATCAATACTGATATTTTCCTCGTTATGATTTTTTCCTGTATTCTCATTTATTTTTGATGCATAACGAATAATTCCTTTGCCATCTTCTGTTGTGATATCTAACCGACCGTCAGGTGTATCCTCTTCTAACACACGTGCAAAATCATTTCCATCACTTGTGTTTTTATTGTTACCTTTTTTCGTTCCTGTTGTGTCTGATTTAGATGTGCCGTTATTATCAATTGTTCCGTCACTTACAATATTACCAGTTGTTTCATTATGGGTTGTTCCATCATTTTGAGTATTTGTTTCAAAACTTCCATTATCTTTTGTGTCAATATGAAACGTACCATTTTTATTTCCAACTTTATCAATATTATCATTACGAGTTCCATCCGTTGTATGGTCTTTTGTTCGATCCATAACAGTATTCATAAGTGGATCAAATTGAATTAGTTCACTTCTAAAACGTTGATTGTAATAAGGCATTTTTTCATTCATCCAATTTTCTAAATGAAACTTGAATAACTCAATCGTTTCGAAACCTATTTCCGTCATATAGAAACGTCTAACCCATTTTCTTTCAAATTCTTTTCTTTTTGATTCGTCAAAGAAAGGATAATCAAAATCAAATAAATGAGGTGTGCCAATCTCTATTTTTTCTTTAATAGATTTAGGAGGATAATCGTATTGTGAAAAGTGGTCTATATAATTATAAAGTTCATCACTATACAACGCCATGTTCTTCATCCTCCTCAAATTCACTATTTAAAATTTCAAACGGTAGATTATCAGTTCTCATTTTCACGTTCAAACCTTCTAATTCAGGATATAATTGGACAATCCTATCCCTAGCTTCTAAACGCGATTTCAACATAATGTTTTCAGATGCTTGTTCTTTTTCGTCTCCTGAAGTAGCTTCTGCACTTGTTAATCTTTCTTTCTTATCAATCGCAACATTACGAATACCAAGATAAGTAAGAAATTCAGACCAATACGCATTCTTTTGGTCATTAATTTTATCAACAACAAATGGAGCATCTGTTTTAAACACTTTAATAGAATTAGGATCAAAATGTTTATTTGCAACAATGACAGGAGCATTTCCTTCATATTGGTTATAGATATTCATAAGAGAAAATTTATTTGTGTCTTCAGCGCTTATCAATACTGGGGTTTTCTGTGCGTTTAAATTGATATCAATTAATTCCATTGCATTTGCTAATTTTTTAGCGAACATAATCACACTATCCATAGTAGGAATATGCAAATCATTGTTCCAAACAACTACACCTGTTTTATCTCTATCCATTAATTCAAGATTGTCTCCAAAATTATAAATTTCAAATTTACGATTTTCATAATCAGGTGTTGCCGTTGTAAACTTAGTTGGTTGTAAATATCGGTTAATATGTGTACCAGCTGTTCCATTTACCGCCATATATCCTAAATCTTTATCTTTATAAAAACCAACATAACCATGTGTATGAATCATCATTTCCATATAACGAGGATCAACTGTGTCAGGCAAGTTTTCCCACTCAAATAACTGGAATGTAAGTTGACTTAAATATTTAGCATAATGCCAATAATAGAAATTTCCAACATTCTCTTGTATCTGATTTGGATTCATATACATACTAATTTGATTAAACATCATATCACCTCATTGCTTAAAGAATAATTTCCAACATCATTTGTATGCCATAAAGTAATTCCTCTATCAAATACCGATTTCAACTCATTCATGTCTTCTGTATTAAAATCACCAACAATATTACAAGATTTTGTCTCAACATAATTCCAATTTTGTCTTGTATGAAAATTCGGTAGTTTAACTTCATTCTTTTTATAGCCAAACATTTTAAAGAAATCTTCTAGTTTTCTTCTGTATTCAGGTTTTAAAGTTTTCTTAATTAATGTTACACCATCATAACGATG